TACTAACCGCATAACATGTACTGATGCTATGCGGCGTGAACTTCTTTATTATTCGACAATCACCCAATCATCAGCCAGCGTATCTGATTGTGATGATAGCCATCCCATCAAAATTTCACCTGTTGCTGTTTTCATTGTGATGCATGGCAACACAGTTGCAGCACCACCCAAAGAGTCAGCGTACTCGCGATTGTTCTGTGACCAAAAGCCAGAGGAGGAAACCTCACGCGTCTCGCCGCAGCTCAGTGACAGCCACATGTCTTTGCCGTTCCAACCAGCGCGCGCGATTCGCTTGCCGTCTTTCAAAGCCTCAAGTGCCAGGCTGAATGACAGGGCGTCTGATTGACGATAAGCTTTTTCGAATTGCTCTTTGGGTGACCAGCTAACGTAGCCCTCAAACTTTTCTGTATTGGGCTTGCCTCCGTCTGTGTACTCGACAAGGTAACCCTCGTCCATGCCGTCTTCATTTTCTGGCAATGCCCAGCCACGGAAGTCGTTGTACTTCTGGCGGTTCATTGGCTCAGCGTTGATGATCTTCGTACCGATGTATCGTTGCATCTTCGTTCTCCAGTTGGTTAAAAATTACTTACCGTCACGCTCATAGATTGCACCACGAATGTAGTTGCATGCATCCAAGAGTTCTTCGTAAAGGTCCTGCATCATATCACGTCCGTTATGTGGTTGAAGCGGTGTGCCGTAGCGTTGCTGGCCAAGCAGTTTGCGGGCGATCATGTCCTGCATGACGAGGTCTTGAATCGCTGGCTTGTTGTTTGGTACTGGCGCTTGCTGGTCACCTTCGCGTTGAGGCTTTTTCATTCCGAGTACGCCATCGAAAGGGCACTCCCCAACTTGGCAGTTGCATGATGGCCAAGTGCACGACTTGTGCGGCCAATCTGTGTGTGTTGTTGCCATTTATTTTCTCCGTGGTTAAAAAGGTATGCAATCCCATGACCATTCATCACAGCCAACTTGCTGCACCTCGGGTGGTGGTGTTGCGTTGAATTGCGTGCACTGACCTTGCTGAAAATTTAAGCAGTCATTGCATCGCTTTCTTTGTAGCAGGTTCTGCCAGAACTCCATCTCTCGACGGGCCACATTTATCTTTACTTGTATTTCCACTGGCTTCATGTTGTCCACCTCTGTTCAATTGAGCACCACACAACGTGGTCTGATTCTGTAATGACGTGGCCTGCAACCACGTCGTCAACCTGCCCACCGAGTCTGAAGTAGCGATCATCTCTGAAGCACATCAGGCGATCCCCATCTTCAAGCACGACAGTGACTTCTCGCTTGCCTTGCTTGTTGATTCGCTCTCGAATTGTTTTCATTGCACAGCCGTCAGAGCGGAGCGAAGCTCAGTCTCTTTGACGCCTTTCTTGTCGATGAGCTTGACTGCCTTTTTGTAAGCATCCTTGTAGTCGCGAACCGCTTGCACTGATGCACTGTTGATTCGAGAGGGCACTCGCTTTGTTGCCTCACGCAATTGGTTGCGTAGGTTCTCAATTACTTTTTGATCATCCATTTTTAGTTCCAGTTGTAAGAAAGAATTGATGGGTACTTCTCTTTGCTGATAGTCAGCTCTTTTGGTTTGCGCAAAATTGCATCGCTGTATTCAAGCCACTCAAGTGCGTCGTCTGTGCTACTCGGAATGGCATCAATGGTTGCACGCTGACGCCACCACGACTCAGCTTTCCTGCGTGGGTAGCCATCGTGAGACAGGCACACCCACTCGCTGGCCACGCGCATGAGGCCGCTGTAATACTCGACGCGCAGGCTGTCTGGCTTGTCCTCTTTTTGATGCAGCTTGTAGCGCACACCATCCACCGGGACCACCTTGAACATGGTCTCCTTCTGCGAACTGAGCACCGGTGCTGCACTCGCCTCTGAGCCGTGGGTGATTCGTTCCGGCGGAGGGAATACGTGACCACAACCCTCAATGCACTCGACTGCGCTGGCTGGGTTTGGGTTTCCGCAGTTCGGGCAGATCTTTGTTGGGGCCTGACCTTTCCTCCCACCGCTTGGTACTCGACCTTTGATCTCATCGACCGGACCTAGGGTGGCGATGGTGTCGGTGAAGTCGGCGATCAAAGCATCTGTCTTGCCGTCAGCTGTGCGCAAAGCTCTGCCAAGAATCTGCACGTACAGGACCGGTGACTTGGTGGCACGCAGCAGGACAAGGAAGTCGATGTCACGCACATTGAAGCCGGTGGTCAGCACAGACACGTTGACAAGGCAACGCAGCTCGCCACGGCGGTATGCCGCTATGGCCCCGTCACGCTGCGCAGAAGGCGTATCTCCGGTCACTACTGCCGAAGGTATTCCCCGATCAATTAAAGCCGCGCAAACGTGCTCTGCGTGGGCCACGTTGACTGCAAACACCAGCCACTTCTTGCGAGGCGCGCCCATGATTACGATCTCGTCGGCCGCGGCTTGCACCAGCTCGTCCTTGTCGGTGAGCTTAGCCAAGTCTTGGAGGTTGTAGTCGCCAGCCACGGTGCGCGCCGTGCTGGTGTCGATGTGGGTCTTGGTCTCGATGGTGGTGAGTGGTGACAGAAAGCCAAGGTCCAGCAGCTCACGGATCGTCACGCGGGTGCAGACGTTGGTGAACAGTGGCTCTTCGCCGCAGGTAAGCCAAGCACCGTTGCCGCGGAAGGGCGTGCCTGTCAGACCAACAACGCGGGCAGGGCTGCCGTACCTGCGCAGATCATTGATCAGGCTGCGCCACATGCCAGTGTCTTTGGGGTTAATGCCGTGGCACTCGTCCGCCAAGATGAGGTCGATACGACCCATTACGTGCGCCTGCCGGTAGATCGATCCGATCGTGGCGTAGGTCAGGTCGTAGCCAAGCTGCTTGCTCTTGACCGCCGCAGAGTAGACGCCGGCGCGGGCCTCTGGCCACACCGAGTACAGCTCCTCAACGTTTTGAACGAGCAGCTCTTTGCTTGGCACGATCACCAAGATGCGCGTGCCGGGATACTCAGTCATGGCGCGCTGCGCGATCATGGCCACCATCATCGACTTGCCTGCACCAACGCAGGCTTCGATGATTGGGTTGCCGTCTGGGTGCTCCTGAAAGAAGGTCCACAGATCATCGACAACGCGCTGCTGATAAGGGCGCGGGACAAGCATTACTTCACCACCGTACCGCTCACGCCTTGCGCCTGCAGGTCAAGCTTCAACTTGGCCACATCGCCCAGCAACAGTTTGTTTTCCAAGTCACGGATCTCTTGCGAGTCGAGTGACGTAAGTCGCTCACCGTTGGCAAACGTCTGGCCGGTGGCCTTGGTTGTATATACAACGTCGCCGTCCACGAAGTCGGTCATGGTGGCAAAGTTGTCCAGCAGGATCGGGATGTAGCGATGGTTGGTGCAACCCTCACGCTGCACCTCGAGCGGCAGGTCGAACTTGTGGTGCGCGCAGGACCAGCGTGCATCGCCATCAGGCTCAGCGGTTGAGTGTGCGCACGTGCGGCAGTTGACAGCAGGAGCCATCTCACCATGGCAGTGGGCGTGGAAGTCACACATCTTGCAGGTAAACCAGCTCGGGTCGTTGTTGATCTTGAGTGGTGGCTCATTCGAGAACACGACGCGCTCAGCCCGCGCCTTCAGCTTGGCGAACTCGTTCACGTCGAAGTCGACGCGCTCGCTGTACAGCTCGTCGGTGTTCTTGTTGACGGCCAAGTAGAACGCGCGCTCCAAACCAGTGAGGCCCATGTAGATTTGCATCTGTGCGTAGTGCTCTGGCTTTGCGCCTTGGACTTTTTTCTTTACCAACTCGGTAAAGCTTTTCTCGCCATGGGTTTTGTACTCGAGCACGTGCCAAGTCTTGGGCGCCTCCGGAAAGCCTACGCCTGCGCCGTCCATACTGCCGCCGAAGTGATTACCCAAGGCTTGCACGCGCCACTGGCTACCGTCTGGGGTAACGTCGTGGACCTCGATGCCGATGCGTCGCAGGTTCGCAGTGAAGCGGGCCTCAGCCATTTGACCGGTCTCGAACAGGCGCAGCATGCGGCCACTGAATTTCTTGGCGTCGACCCATCGGAAGGTCAGCCACAGTTGTCGCTCGCATGGGCGGCCAATCAAGCTGGCGCCCAAGTGCGGGCGGTTGCCTGAGTCGGCGTCGTCCTCATAGGCTTTGTAAATCTTAGCGACCGTGCTGTGGTTTGGTTCGGGCAGTGCTGCCATGTTGTTCTCCGTCTTGTTGCAAATTTGAGGTGGCTGGTACTGATCTCCAGCTTGTTTGAAATGCTTTGTGATCGTGGCCCAGCTTTGCTGGATTCGTTGCCTACAGAACAAACCGACCGTAGCTGCGCATCAGTCTGCGCATTCACCTCAAATTTGCAGGCTCCCCGAAGGGAGCCGCCGATTACTCGGCTGTCTGAGTTGTTGGCACTTCAGCGCCAGCGACTTCGATCTTCACGCCGTCTTGCATTGCTGCGACGAGCGTCTTTTGGTTTGCCACTTCAACGTGGAACAAGCCTTCGGCTACATGGCGCAAGGCTGCATTCTTTGTTGCTGCCTCGACCAAATGAAAACCGTTGCCGGTTGTTGATGCTACTGAGTAGATGCGGGTTGTCATTTTTTAACTGCCTTCTTTGCTGTTGAAACTTTTTTTGCTGGTCCTGTGGCTTTGGCTTTCTCAGCTTCGCCCAAGGCTTTTGATTTCTCTTCGGCTTGCTTCATCAGCTCTTGAATCTGATACTGATACTGGGCTGCGATCTCTTGGAAGAGGGCATCCACTTGCTCGCGCGGCAACTTATTCAGGCCAGCGAGTACCATCTCAACGCCTGCTGGCACAAATTTGATGACGATGACTGGTGGTTGGTTTTGGTTTTGATTTTGCATTTAATTTCCTTTGATGCAGTTGATGAAAAAATGGTGGGCGGCGTATTCGGCCCATCCGAATACTGCTGTAGCTGCCGCCCGTTTTTGGTGAGGTCTACTCGCTGCACTGCAATGCCTGAACTTACTGGCTAAAAAGCCAACCGTTTAGGTAATGGCGTCACAGCATCCGCTTTCGAACTCGTCAATTACTTTTTAGCCCAAGGAGGGGCTGAGCCTGTGGGTGCCGTCGCTGCTGGCGCGGCCGCCGTGTTTGCTGCTGCTGAGAATGGGCGAGGAACGGTGCTTGGGGGCATCGCTGCGCCACCAGAAGCTGCGCCATCAACAGGCTTGAAACCAGCAATTTCGTTTTGATCTTCATACTGAGGGTCGTCCGACTTGCGAATCTTCACACGGATCTGCACGGGCTTGTTGTGAAGCTCGACAGTGTCTTGCATCTGCGTGATGCCAATCGAATCGCACAGCTCGCGCAGTTGCTGCTGAGCAATGGTCTCAGCCTTGGGGTTGGTGTGCTGAATATTCAAGCGAGCCCAGACCTTGCGGCCGCGGCCTTGGTCCGACAGAACGTCGAACGTCAGCTTGAGAGCTTGGCCATTGCCTGAGTTGAGGGCAACGATGTCGGACTCAGAAACTTGAGCCACGTACCAACCTGCGGGCAGGAGTTCGTAGTTGTTTTCGCGTTTCTCAACGCTGCCTGTATTGAAATTAAAGCGTGCCATTTTGGATGTTCCTTTGAAGTGGCTTGGTTGCGCGGCAGGTATAAAGCCCCTGCTGCATTAGGCTGTAATTGCACCGCGAATTTTTGCGGCGATAGATGAGATGTCTGGTTGCTCAAACATTTCCAGAGAACCGCTGCGATCTTTTGCTGAATAGTTGTAATCCCTTGCGGACTGGAGCCAACGTGTTGGATTGCCATCGCCATCTTTTTCAACACGAAGGGCAAGCACTTCGTCGAAGAAGTATTCGAGACCGTTCTTCAGGTTGTTGCCGGGCATTGATGGTCCATAGAGCATTGCACCAGTCTGCTCGTCTTTTGTTTTTTCTTGCTTGCACAGGAATAAAACATTTCGGCCGGGCAAGTCGCGGAATGCACGAATGAGGTCCGTCATCTTCTCGGCGAGAGCACCATACGCTTGGCGTGGATCTTTTGCGTTTTTCTTTTCGTAGTTGAGAACAACTTCTGCAATCTCGCTAATGGAGTCGAGGCACACCCAGCTGAACGCTTGGCCGTCTGGATTGTTTGCAACGAAATCGTATGCTTCATACAACTGATCGAGCGACTTGACCTCAATGACTGGGATGTCAAACCCGCGCAGTGATAGCAGGCCAGCCTCGGCGCTGATGATGATTGTCGGCTCACCAGTGGTAGAGCAAAGCGTAGTTTTACCGGCACCTGCTGGGCCGTGAACTAAGCACTTGATTCCGTCAAGCGCTGCGTCTTTTGTTGATTTAAGTGTGATAGCCATTTCAGTTTTTCCTTTCAATAAATTTCCAGTGATAGCCATACAAAGTGCTTGATGCATTTTGCGCGGCCCTCGATATTGTTGACCTAGAGTTTTTGCTGCCAGTCATGGCAACGGATGCATCTGTGCATGTGTCGTAAACAATTCCAGTTTCAATGCAAGTAACAGCTTTTGCTGACCTATGTTTTAAGCCTGATGTTGCCAAGCTAATGGCTCTTTTTTGAGATTCTGGAATTGGTTTTCCGTACCTTAAATTTTTTGATCCAGCCGTCTTACCTTTGTTGCTTGTTGAAATTTTTTGTTTCGACTCATTGCTG